TCAGATGTTGCACCAGCTTTACCTAACATTTCATTCTTAATTCTTTTCATTGCAGAATGTGCAAGGTCTTTTGCTCTGGACAATGGAGTTACAGGATTACTAGATGGGTTAGCATTTTGAACAAAGGGAACATTGTCAGTTTCAGGACACTTTGCTTCATAAATTACTTCTTCACCTAAGGTCTTATCACTCATAACAACATTATTCTTAGAAACCTTCATAAGTTTCAAACCATGTTTCTTAGCCATTTCATGGCCAGTTTTAACTGCTTCCTTGTCATGATCCGCTTTGATCAACATCTTTCCTGACCATTCACCTGTCTCTGGACATGCGAAGTGTACAGAATGTGTGTGCATTACGTCACCTTCAACCAATTCAACTTCTTCCTTGTTCAATCTATCAGCAGCCATCTTGAGACCAGAAGTTCTCTTACCAAACTTTTCAGAATGCTTCAAGAATTGTTTTGTATCTGCGGCAGTTTTACTGCGTTTAGCAGCGGCATCAGCATATTGCCAATTCTTCTCTTTAGCATCGGTTGCTTTCTTGACATAACTACCAAGAGTGTCTTTACTCAGTTCATCAATCTGTTCTGATTCTTCTTTCTGATGGTTTTTCTTATTTTGATCATCCCAAACTTTATCAGTTTTTACATTATATTCCTTTTGGCCTGGACCAATATCAGCAACTTTAAAACCTATAGGTTTGTTTGTAGATACTTTAACCTTGTTCTTCTCATCAATCTGTTCTGATTCTTCTTTCCATGTAGCAGCAACCTTTGCATGTCTACCTGGGACATTGGTAATTGATTGTGAAACTTTTCTATGTGCTAATGTCACACCCTTTTGTCTTTTAGGAGAAACATCGTCAATTGATTTTCCACCTAAAGCTTTATTCTTATATTTAAGAGCAAGGTCACCAGAAATTTCATCAATCTGTTCAACTGACTCATCAACTTCCTTTGGAGTCTTCTTTGCAAGTTTACCAATTTCCTTATCTGGATCGGTCTTCTTATCTGCATGAATTGGCTTTGCTTTCATTCTCTTCAATTCTGCATCAGCTCTCTTGACATCATCATCTTCATCGTCATCATCCCACTTTTCATCAAGAGCTTCTTCTTTCATTGCCATCTTAGTAGCAGTAGCGTACATTACTTCCTTCCAACGCTTGCCGTACTTAGCCTTGAATTCTTTTTCTCTATCTTTCATAGAAAGAACGATTTCTTCTTTCTTCTTTGATTGTGCAGGAGACATTTCCTTTTCATCAATCAATTCAATTTCAAATTGTTTTGATTTATGATTTTCAATAAGTTGGTCTTTGAAAGAAAAACCTTCTTTAGACATAGATTTTGCTTTCTTTATACCTTTACCAACAGCATTGTGTGCAGCTGACATAGCCTGTTTGTCAGTTCTTGGTGTGTGCTTTCTTTCCACACCAATACCTGATTTCCAAGGAACATCAGTGGTATCGTCCTTTTTTGTTTCAATAATCTTTTCTACAGCTTCAACAACCGAATCTTTCGTTAGTTTGTTATTAAACATTTGTTTTTACCTTTTTCTTTTTGATTGTTATTCCAATGTTTCTTTCTTGGTCTTTGTATGATTGCATAGGTTCTTTATTGGATGCGCCACCTAAAGTTCCACCGACACCCATATCTACTGCTCCGGGATCATCAATAGCTTCTTTTCTAAAAGAACTGAATTCTTTTTGTTCCCTATATGTGACATCACCAAGACCGGACATTGGATATACAGTACCCTGTTGTCTCGTATCAAATTCTTGTCCAAGGGTAGTAACATTTCTCATCCTTTGATTAACCGTTGGACTATTTAACCATTTCTTTTTTTTAGTGGTTTCTTTATCTTTTGTAAAGTTTGGTTCTTTCGGTTCTGGTCTAACAGAGATAGTTGGTTGATTTGCTTCACTATAGGTTTTAAAAGTATATGTACTTCTTTTTTTAGGTGCATCATATTTAATATCATCAACCGGTTCACTTGCACGATTATCCGGTGTGATATCGTCAGGACCATCAGCCTTGTATTTCAGTTTTTTAATTAATGATTCCTTTGTTAAAGTATTCTTGTATGGTTTGGAATCAATAAAATTGTTTATTATTTCATATGATAATGTAATATCTTCTTCAATATCTTCTATTGAACGATTATTATCAAAATGAATAAATGTATCAAATATATCACCGAATACTTTTTTATTTGATTGTGACTTTTCCCACTTATCAAATCTAACCGATTCAACCATCATACGGGACAGTTTAGAATTTCTTTCCTGTGAAGCTTCATTGGAGGTATCAACGAATACCATCATAGTAGAATAACCCAAACATTCCAAATTTTCCTTTATATTTGAAATACTTGTAAAATCATCAGCAGGTCCATTGATAACAAGTGGTGTTCTGTTCCGCAAAATGTTCTTTTGGCCACGACCTTCAAGTAGTGATTTTACTTGTGTATAATTAAGTTCCGAAGATTTTGCTTCGGCAATACATTCACGAATGATAATATCTTTACCGGAACCAGGACCGCCAGTCACGAATATTGCTTTGCAGACACCACGGTCAACTTGTTCATTAAGACCCATTCCTTTACGAACATCTTTCATCAATTCTTTTGCGTGTTCATCAGATACATGAGAAGGAACACCTTGTCTGAATGAAGAAAAATCTTTATTCTTTGCGTGTTCTCTCATTTTAGTACCAGACATGCCTTCTGCGCCTTCAGCATCAGGATCACGGTGACCAGCAGATTTTACTTCTATTTTCTTGAAATTATAGTGTCCATGTCTACCTTTCACTCCATTATAACGATGCAAAAGATCGTGCATTTCTTTTACACGGTCAGAACCGCCAACTACAACAAGATGGTCATGTCCAGCTGCGTGTAATTTGGCAGCGTGATGTAAAATGGTAGGTGATTCCTTTGAAGATGATTGAAAATGTGTACCAGGTGAATATCTTTTTAAGTGTTTAACTTTCTGTTCACCAGACAAAGGATTCTTTTTACTATCTTGCGAATGTGAAACAACAACGGTGTGTTTTGCACCCATCTTATCAGCAAGCGAACGAACCTTATCAATTAATTTAAGATGACCAGTTGTTGGTGGATTCATCCGACCAAAAGCCATGACAACCGGTTTCTTGGTTTGTTCTTGTTCTTCTACTATTTCTAGGAATTTTTTCATTTTCTGACTTTTAAAAGATTTGCTCTAGCGAATTCTTCACGATTAACCAATTTAGTTGGCTCACCAGCGTGATTAACAACAAAACCTTCCGGTCCGGTTCTTTTTCCGTCAATATGGTGTTCTAAACCACCTTCGTGTTGTTCCAAATTGCTAACTAAAATATTCTTTGCTTGCTGTAAGTGATGGTGCATTTTCAGTAGATTATCATAATGTTCTTTGTGTTGTTCAATATGGTCGGTATGAGTTTTTGCTTCGGCGGTCTTTCTACCAACAGCAGCTGGAGTTTTCAATTTACTTGAAAGCTTTTTATATTTCTCTTCAATGTGTTTCTTTAAACCTTCAGCTGAAGGAGTTTCCCCAGTTCTAACTGTTTGATTTATATATGTTGCTAAATGATTTGCATCACCGTGGTGTGGTGAAGTAAAATGATACATTTTTGGATTATTATCATGTATCTTTTTGGCTGCATCTAAATGTTCATGAAATTTTTGTTGGTCTTTTTCAGAATAATGCACATTTCTTGTGTCATGTTCAGCTGATTTATGCCATACATCCGGATGTTGTGTAAAATTATGCACATCAGGATGCGGGTCAGATTTCATTGATTGTAAATCTTTACCATGATATTGTGTATGTACAACAACACCCATTTTGGAACGACGAATTCTATCACCCTGTTCACCTTTTGCTGTGTATGTGATGGTATTGGGTGTAAATGAAACTCCTTTTTTGGTTTCTTTCTTATCACCTTCAGTGTACATCATATCACCCTGATATACACCAGTTTTTGGTGCAACTTTAGGTAAGTGATTTAGGGCTGCATGTAATTTTTCAACCAATCCAGGAGCATGGCCATGATTTTTCTTTATGTCTTCGTGGGTGTAGTTAATTTTTGGATTAACATTAAACGCCGATTTGGATGCAACAAAGAATTTACCGGTTTCAGGATGATGCCCAAAAACAATAGAAGGTGAACCATCATACTTCATTGTAAGATGTGAACTATTACCACCGGATTTTATATGTTCATGGGCCTGTGTCAGAGCATTATATGCATGG